CAGAATAACAAGGCGTAAGCCACACTAAGTCGCTGGCCGGGTAGTGCCCTTCTACCCGGCCAGTCTTTAGAAAGGATCAGAGCATGGCATTGACAACAGTCGCAGAGCTACGCGCCGCCCTAGGCGTTGGGACTCTCTATGCTGACGCCACGCTTCAATCCGTATGCGATGCCTCAGATGAAGTCCTTCTACCTTTCGTATGGAGTAACACTCAATTCTCTATTGCTCATAAAAATACGGGCACAGTAGGCACACTTTACTTTGACATCAATGTCAAGGATATTTATTACGTCGGCCAGACTATTAACGTCACTGGCGCTGGCGCACACTTCAACGGGAACAAAACAATTACATCCGTGGATACTCACGAGATTACAGTCACAACCAACCACGTTGCAGATACTCCTTACCATCCTTTCAATCCTTACGCGACAATCAAGGCATCAACCTATTTAGATCCAGCAGATGTTAAGGCTATTCAAGAAGCCTCACTCATGGTTGCGATTGACATCTGGCAGTCACGTCAAGCGCCATCATCCGGCGGAGTAACTATCGATGGCTATCAGCCTTCACCTTATCGCATGGGCAACACACTTCTAGCCCGTGTCCGTGGATTACTTGCACCTTATCTCGATCCGAGATCGATGGTGGGCTAATGGCCGCCATATCAACACTTAGAACAGGGATCGCTGCAGCTCTAGTAGATAATACTAAGTACTCAGTATTCGCATTCCCACCTGCAACACCTATCGCTAACAGCGTGATCATCGCTCCTAGCGATCCTTACATTTCGCCATCTAATGGATGGCATGCCACTATCTCACCAATGGCTAACTTCACAATCTCAGTCATGGTGCCGTTGCTCGATAACGAGGGCAATCTCAATGGAATTGAAGACAACATAGTCAGAGTGTTTAATCTACTAGCTGCGTCTTCATACACCTATAACGTTACAGAGGTATCTGCCCCGGCAGTCCTTAACGCCGTGTCAGGTGATCTACTTACATGCAATATCAATATCTCAGTCCTAACGAGTTGGAGCTAAAATGTCCGAGTGGGAAAAAGAGCAAGAAGCCTTCCTGATCAAGATCGGGCAGGTAGCAACACCAGCACCAAAGCCAGCATCTACCAAGAAAGACGAGGAATAATCCCATGGCTGTATTTCTAAATAATGGAGTAGTAGTCACGGTCAATGCCGTCGATCTATCAGACCACGTAACATCTGTAACATTGAACAGAACATTTGAAGAATTAACTGTCACGGCCATGGGCGACTCTGGCCAGAAGTATGTCAAAGGTTTAGAGGCTTCATCACTAACCATCGACTTCCTAAACGACACAGCTACATCTGAGGTTCTTCAGACTTTGCAAGCCGCTTATGGTACTAACGTAACAGTTACACTTAAGCAGACATCTGCTGCTACATCTGCTACAAATCCACTTTACACAATGACTTGCCTAGTCAATAACCTCACCGACATCAATGGTGCAGTTGGCGATATAGGAATGCAGTCTGTAACATGGAACGTATCAGGTACAGTAGCAATCACAACCGCATAATCTAACCTAACAAAGGGGCACAGCATGGCAAAGTTAATAGTCACACTAGCAGACAACAGCGTTACCGAGATCGAAATCACACCTCGACTCGAATATGCGTTCGAGCTATATGCTAAAAAGGGATTTCACAAAGCGTTCCGCGATGATGAAAAGCAATCAGATGTCTATTGGCTTGCATGGGAAGGCCTTCGACTAAGTGGAGTCACAGTCAAGCCATTCGGCGCAGACTTTCTCGAAACTCTAAAGAGTGTCGAGGTTGCTGAGTCTGACCCTTTGGCTTAATCGGACGGGATAGCATCCACTATCTCATCGCTCGCTTGAGCCTTGAGACGGCTATCCCTCCACAATCTTTAATCGACCTAGATCCATCGATGCTTCAGATGTTACTGAAAGCGTTGAAGGACAGAGCAAAGGAGCAGAGCGATGCGTACAGAGCTAAACGGCGCAATTGAACTTCGCAAAGCCCTTAAAAAGGTTGAACCTATTTTGGCTAAAGAATCACAAAAAGAGATAGCCAATCTTCTTAAAGTGGTTACTTCACGCGCTAGAGGTTATGTACCTAGCGAAGCCCCTCTTTCTGGATGGGGCAACGCTGTAGGTATATGGGAAAACAGGGTCTTTAGAAGTAGCGAAGTAAGGCGTGGCATTGGCTATAGCACATCTCCAAGCAAGCCCAATCGACGTGGATTTAGATCACTTGCATCAATCTTTAACAAGAGCGCGGCAGGTGCTATCTATGAGACGGCCGGGCGCTTAAATCCTCAAGGTCAGCCAAGCCAAGAATCGACCCGAGGAAGATTCAGCTCTTATGTTGATACATCAAACAAGGTCAATAAGTCTGCCAACAAAAATGCCGGGCGACAATTTATTGATGCCCTGCCACCATTGGTTGATAGTCAGCAATCAGGCGCCTCTGGTCGGCGCACACGCAAGACTAAAGGCCGCTTACTGTTCAGAGCGTGGGCAGTCGATCAGGGTAGAACTAATGCAGCCGTTATCAAGGCAATCGAGAAGTCGGTCAATACAGCCATCGTAGTTACCAAGGGCGTCAATAGAGATTTTAGAGGACGATAATGTCAGCAAATGTACCTTTATCCATTCGCATTGCCGCGATCTTTGATAACAAAGGCTTGAAGCAAGCTGACAAAGGCATAAAAGGATTACAGTCAGGCATAAAAAAGTTAGCTGGCGCGGCAGGTATCGGTTTATCAACTGCTGCAGTAGTTAGATTTGGCAAGAGCGCCGCCGCTGCCTTTGCCGAGAATGAGAAGTCAGCACGCCGTCTAGAGACAGTAGTAAAGAATTTAGGGTTAGCCTTTGAGACTCCAATCATCGAGGCCAGCCTAGATCGCATATCTGCCAAGTATGGTTATCAAGGCGAAGTCCTTCGAGAGGCCTATCAGAAGTTACTTACATCTACAGGATCGCTCAAGCGTTCTCAGGATCTTCTCAATTTATCTTTAGACATAGCCGCCGGAACAGGTATCAGTCTTCTTACAGTTAATCAAGATCTCGCCGCCGCATACGTAGGCCAGACCCGGGGACTTCGTAAATATAACTTAGGTCTAACCCAGTCAGAACTTAAAACTCTCAACTTTGATGATGCAATCGCTAAACTTACTGCGTCATTTAAGGGCGCGGCTGGAGATGAATTAGAGACTTATTCAGGCAAGATGCGAGTCTTGCAAGAAGGTGCAGAGAACGCTCAAGAGATTATCGGCGGTGGTCTCGTTGATGCTCTTATGATTCTTTCAGGCGATAAAACAGTAGAAGAATTATCCCTCACAATGGCTGAACTTGCCAGTAATACAGCCGAAGCCCTTACTAATTTAGGAAAATTTGGTAGAGGAATTCAGGATACTATTGGCCCGATTGCTTCAGTTTTTGAGAAGTTTATCAATGCTACCCAACCAATATTTAACTCCATTGTTTTTGGCGATGCTTTAACTTGGGCTAAACAGCCAGCCGATAGGGCACGCATGGGCGGATATCCTAGCTCTGCGCTAGGTGGAACTTTTGCCGATCCTAATCGAAAGGCTCGCGAGAAGGCAGAAAAAGACGCCGCCAAGCGTGCTAAAGAGATCGCAGCGTTACAGAAAAAATCACTTGACACACAGAAAAAGTCTAATGCTCTTACCAAGGCCTCAAAGATCCTAGACCTTGATCGCATCAGCATCACTGCCGCCTTGCGAGGACAGATCAGCGAGACTGATCGCTTATCTCTACAGCTTCAATTAGCCTTACTAGATAAGAATGAGTCGGCCGCGCTCAAGTTATCTGCGGAATTAAGTGAGGCAGTCAAACGCCAGAATGATCTTAAGGCTGCATTACTTACCACCCCAGAGGCTCCTAACCCTTATCGTAATTGGGTTGCTCCTACCTTTACTATGCCTACATTTACTATGCCTACATTCAATGTGCCTAGCGGTGGTGTTGCTCCAAGATCGGCTTTGGATTATTTAGGTTTAGGAGCCATAGGCGCTGGTGCAATCGCTGACACTATTGTGAATGTGCAAGTTACTCTTGATGATCAAGTAGTAACCAATGCAATTACAGAGACTCAAGTCAATCAATCCCTTTCAGGTACCTTTAGCGATGTCAGCCGATACAACGGACGTGGAGCGCCGTCAATCAAATGACACTACCTGCAACCATCTCGGTTTCTTTCGACTTTAGCCAAGGTGCTACATTCGGTTATCCCTTTACTATTGGCGATCCGATCAATGGCGTCATTGGGGTATCTCAGTTTGCAGCTACAGAGGTTCCCGATCCAGTAGTCGATCTAAGTAGTACAACTAGATCAATCAAGATCAGCCGTGGTCGCAATATAATGCGCGATACTTATGAGACAGGCACATGTACTGTCCGAGTAATCGATGAGACTGGCGCGTTCAATCCACAGAACACATCTTCACCCTATTTTGGTTATCTCACCCCACTACGCAAAGTAAGAGTAGCCGCGACTACTCCGACTAGCCAACACTTCTTATTCTCAGGTTATGTCGATTCATATAAATACTCTTTTCCAACTGGTCAAGAATTAGGATATGTAGACATCGTATGCTCGGATGCCTTTAGACTCTTTCAGATGGCTAACGTGGCAACTGTGACGGACGCCACGGCCGGGCAGACTACAGGCACACGCATCACTAAGATCCTTGATCAAGTCTCATTCCCTGCATCAATGAGAATCGTAGACACAGGATCAACCACAGTACAGGTAGATCCGGGCACATCTCGCACATCCTTGCAAGCCCTTAAAACGGCAGAATTCGCAGAGCAGGGGGCGGCATTCATTAGAACGGATGGCACGTTTGAGTTTAAGGATCGCAACGATGTGGTCGGCTCTTTAGCGGCTACACCGATCGAATTCGATCAGACTACAGGCATTCCATATTCCAATCTTCGTTACGCTTTCGATGACAAGCTCATCATCAATCAGGCCAGCATGCAACGCATAGGTGGCACAGCTCAAGTTGTTGCTAACGTTGATTCATCGGCTAAGTACTTTCCTCATGGCACTACTTTGACAGAGCTGATCCCTGAGACAGATGCTCAGGTGTTAGACATTGCTCGAATCTATGTCGCCACTAGAGCCGAGACTTCAATCAGAATTGATGCCATGACAGTCGATCTATTAGACACGGCAGTCCCTACAGATACAATGATCGGCCTTGACTATTTTGACAATCTGCAGATAACCAATGTGCAGGAGAATGGCTCGACGATAGTGAAGGTTCTGCAAGTGCAGGGTCTAGCATGGGACATCACCCCTAACAGCATGAAGGTTACAGTTACAACACTTGAGCCTATTGTGGAAGGATTCATTATAGGATCATCCACATACGGTATAATCGGACAATCCATAATGGGATACTAGGAGAAAACAATGGCAACAGGCTTTCCAGCGACAACAGGCGACATCTTTACGGCGGCAGACTATAACGGCCTTGTAACCTTTGATGTCATTGCAGACAAGACCAACGATTACACCCTCGCTATTGTGGACTCTTATCAAGTCCTAGTCTCTATGAACAAGGGCACAGCCGTAGCCCTCAAGATCCCTACCAATGCAACGGCGGCTATTCCTATCGGCTCTGTCATCACTATTCTTAATAAAGGCGTTGGGCTCTGCACAATCTCAGCCGTTACATCTGGCACTACAGGAGTTTTCTCGGCAGGCGCAACAGTAGCTCAGCCTACCCTTGCCACCAATAAGAGCGCGGCTTGCATCAAAGTTGCAACAGACACTTGGTACGTCGTTGGGGCTGTTGGTTAATGCTTAACAACATTGCGGCGATCGTTACGGGATTGAAACTACCGATTACAGCCGATTATCTAGTCGTCGCAGGTGGCGGTGCAGGTGGTACATCACGCGCATCTGGCTCAGGCGGTGGCGGTGCAGGTGGTTATCGCACTGGCTCATCCTTTACTTTACCAGCATCTTTTACTGTAACAGTCGGAGCCGGGGGTGCAGCTAATGGCACAGCCGCTCCTTCTAATGGTTCTGATTCTATTTTTGACACTATTACTTCAACTGGCGGCGGTTATGGTACTTGGCGCGCTATTAGCGGTTCACCTTCTGGCGCAGCCCAGACTGGTGGCTCAGGCGGTGGCGGTAACGTAGACGGAGGACTTACTGGAGCAGCAGGTAATACTCCATCGACTTCTCCATCACAAGGAAATAACGGTGGCAACGGCGACAGCTCTGATCCTTATGGTGGCGGTGGAGGTGGCGGTGCCAGCGCGGTTGGAGTAAGTGGTACGACAACTGGTAACGGCGGTGCTGGATCTGCATCATCAATAACAGGATCATCCGTAACATACGCAGGCGGTGGTGGTGGCGGTGCATTCAACGATCCCGGCGGAGCTGGTGGCTCAGGCGGCGGTGGTAATGCAGGAAATTCAGATAGTACAAATCCTTCCGCTGGTAGCAATGGTAGTACAAATCTTGGCGGCGGTGGTGGCGGTGGAAGCGCAGGCAGTACTTCACCTTTCGGAGTGATTGGTGGATCAGGTGGCTCTGGAGTCGTCGTAATTGCTTATCCAGATACGTTACCTGCCCTGACTTCTATTGGTGGAACCCTAGTTTATGATCAACCATCACGCAGCGGTTATCGTGTTTATCGATTCACAGCAGGAACAGGAACGGTGACGGTCTAATGGCTCACTACGCATTCCTTGATGAAAATAACATCGTTACAGAAGTTATTACAGGCCGTAACGAATGGGAAGAAGTTGATGGCATTACTGACTGGGAAAAAGCCTACGGGGATTATCGCGGACAAGTATGCAAGCGAACAAGTTACAACGGCAACATCCGCTATAACTATGCAGGTATCGGCTATTCATACGATCCAATCGATGATGCATTCATAGCGCCTATGCCATGTGATCATGAATCATTACTATTAAATAACATTAAACAATGGGAATGTGCAGAATGTGAGGCAATCTTCCTTGAAGCCAATCCTATCTAAAGCAGGGCAACAATTAAGAGAGCAATTCGATGACACCTTCCCAGATCGTGATAGGCGTTCCGATGGCTGGATCGGCGATCTCCGTCATTCAGCGCGTCCTTCTGACCACAATCCTGATCCAAAGACAGGGGTGGTTAGAGCCATCGATGTCGATCGAGATGTTCATAAGTCAGGCAAGCCCGACCTCATGCCCGATATTGCAGATCAGCTTCGACTCGCGGCCAAGCGTGGCGAAAAGCGAATCTCCTACATCATCTTCGCCGGACGCATTGCATCGTCTCGCATGGGCTGGCGCTGGCGCAAGTATTCTGGATCTAATCCACATAACGCGCATTGCCATGTCTCTTTCACTAAACAAGGCGATCAAG